GTGGAAGAATGTATGCGTTGGCGACCCGATTGGTGTAAAGATCTACCCCTAAACTGTGAAGTAGGATACGGAGAGAGTTATGGTGAAACTTGATTATGCTTGCCACGAACTTGAGGCAAGGAAACATCTTAAGGAAATCGTTGAATTGATTAATAAAAAGAAGTTTGCAGAAGCGGCGGGCAAAGTGGAGTTTGGTATAGTTGAGATGCGCATGATGAAGGCGGCTATCAACAGCCACATATCCGCATGAAACCATATACTTGGTCGTACTCGTCCCTCTCTTTATTCCAACAGTGCCCTAAAAAGTACTACCACCTGCGGGTGGCAAAGGATCACAAAGAGCCTGAAACCGATGCCTTGATGTATGGCACGCAGTTGCACGAAGCGGCTGAGTTTTACATTGGGAAGGGTACGCCCCTACCACCTAAGTTTGAGTTTATTAAAGAATCCCTTGATCTCTTAAAAACATTAGGCGAAGGCGGGGAGTTTCTGTGCGAATACCGCATGGGATTGACTCGGGATCTGGAGCCATGTGACTTCTTCTCTAAAGATGTTTGGTGGAGAGGGGTAGCGGATCTAGTAATTATAAAAGATAATAAAGCCTACATGGTGGACTACAAGACGGGTAAATCGTCCCGCTATGCCGATACCAAGCAGTTAGAGATACTGTCCTTGGCGCTATTCAAACACCGCCCTGAAATCAAACTTGTTAAGGCTGGCCTGCTGTTTCTCGTAGCCAATGACTTTGTGAAGGTGAACTATGAGGGTAGCCAACAGGCCGAACCGTGGGTAAAATGGCTAAATGAAACCAAGCAGTTGGAAGCCGCCTACGAGAACGAGGTTTGGAATCCCAAGCCTAACTTCTCTTGCAAACAGTATTGTGCGGTAGTTAACTGCATACACAATGGGAAAAACCATTGAGTGAAAAGATTGAAGTTTGGGTGCACAGGGTGATTGTGTTTTCTACCCCTGCTCCCGAAGGTAAGAAAGTTAGGATGCACGAGTATCTTTCGCCTAGAGTGTGGTTAGTACATGATTGGTTTGCAGAAGATAACCCGAAGCAAACAATAGTAAGATTATTTAGCCTTGGTACGTTTAAAGCCAAAATGGATAAAGAGAAATACGATGCCTTACACTAAATCGCCACGCCCCTACAAGCATGAGTATCAGATGCAGAAGGCTCGGGGTGAGCACGATAATCGTATGGAACGGCAACGTGCCCGCCGTAAATTAGATAAAGACGGTAAAGATGCTAACGGGAACGGCAAAGCCGATGCTCGTGAAGGTAAGGATGTAGCCCACAAGAAAGCGTTAAGCAACGGCGGTTCAAACAAGCACGGTGTTTATGTAACTACCCCTGCAAAGAATCGTTCGTTCAAGCGTAATTCTCAGGGAAAACTCGTATCAGAAACAAGTAAAAAAGAACGCAAGAAGTAGTAGAATCAGTTTTACAGTAGTCGTAGTTTTTCGGGCGGAAAGTGAAAACATCACTTTCGGCCTATCGGCGTCTTTGTGGAGAGTGAAATGACAGAAGAAGAATTTAAAGCACTACTAAAAGTGCAAGGTAACGAAATGAAGTTAGTAGTTGAGCCGGAAACAGTTTGGACGGTGCAATTAGTGACCGCAGATGGAACCGCAAGTATGGAGCGTTGGGCATCTAGCCACGATAAAGAAATGGCCTTAGAAATTTTGGCTAATAAATACTTTAAGGGTGAAGATGCAGATATTAAATAATAAGGTTCTGCTGTTGAAAGTAAAAGAACCAAACAGAATTACCACGGTGATACCAAAAAGCCGTGTGCTTGATAGTGGTGAAGTAGCAGTGAAGTGGGGGCTTGAAGAAGCGCAAGTATTAAAGAACTTACGTATTCGGAACGTGCCCTCACCCATCATTGCGCATTACGATTGGCCCGGTCTGTACAAACCGTTTGCTCATCAAAAAACTACCGCAGAGTTTCTCACGTTGCATCGCCGTGCGTTCTGTTTTAACGAGCAGGGTACAGGCAAGACGGGTAGCGTGATATGGGCGGCTGACTACCTGATGAAATTGGGAATGATCAAACGTGTGCTAGTACTATGCCCGTTGTCAATCATGGAGTCTGCGTGGGTCAATGACTTATTCAGATTCGCTATGCATCGCACGGTGCAGGTCGCACATAGTTACTCACGAGACAAACGAATCAAAGCGGTGCAGTCTAACGCTGAGTTTGTAATATGTAACTTTGATGGTCTTGAGATTGTCAAGGATGCAGTCAACGAAAGCAATTTTGATTTGATCGTAGTTGACGAAGCAAATGCGTACAAGACGGTGGCAACAAAGCGTTGGAAAACGCTGAACTCAATTATCAAACCTAGCACGTGGGTGTGGATGCTAACAGGAACCCCTGCGGCTCAAGCACCTACCGATGCGTATGGGCTTGCAAAGATAGTCAACCCATCAAGCGTGCCACGATTCTTTGGTTCGTTTAAAGATCAGGTGATGCAAAAGATTACGCAGTTTAAGTGGGTTCCCCGTCCCCGCGCAGAGGACATCATCCATCAAGTCTTGCAACCCGCAATTCGGTTTACGAAGGAAGAGTGCCTTGATCTACCGGACATGACCTATGTAACTCGGAAGATACCCCTGACCCCTCAACAAGAGAAATACTACGAAACTATCCGTAAACATATGGTGGCAACAGCGGCAGGCGAGGAAATTACTACGGTAAATGCAGCAGCAAACCTTAACAAATTACTACAACTGTCAGGGGGCGCGGTCTATTCGGATAGTGGAGAGATCATAGCCTTTGATGCTTCCAATCGATTAGCCGCTCTAAAAGAAGTTATAGACGAGGCATCACACAAGGTGATTGTATTTGTGCCGTACCGTCATGCCATTCAGATCGTGCACGAAGAACTTATCAGAGACGGATACACCTCAGAAATTATTAATGGTGCGGTGCCAGTCAACAGGCGCACGGAAATCTTTAATCGATTCCAAACGGAGCCTGACCCCAAAGTGCTTGTTATCCAACCGCAGGCGGCATCTCATGGAGTTACTTTGCACGCCGCAAACGTGGTGGTGTATTGGTCGCCCGTCATGTCTGTAGAAACTTATTTACAGGCGAACGCACGTGTTCATCGGGCCGGTCAGCGTAATCCTTGCACCGTAGTACATCTTCAGGGATCTCACGTTGAGAAAAGAATGTATGCAATGCTCGAAGCGAAAGTCGATATTCATACTAGGGTAGTAGACCTTTATAAAAATTTATTAGAGGAGGCTTGACAGAGTAAAACATTATGATTAGTATTATCAAACATAACTATATGGAGAGTGAAAATGGACAATGTGTCTGCCGATAAGTTGGTCAAGGCGTACATCAAAATCCGCGATAGGCGCAAGCAACTCACGGATGAGTACGAAGCGCAAGACAAAGAGTTAGAAGAATCGCAAGACATGATCAGCGAGAAACTTCTCGACGTTTGCAAAACAATGGGTGCTGACGGGTTCAAGACTGAATTTGGTACGGTGAGTCGCCGTGTTGCAAAAAGGTTTTGGACAAACGATTGGCACTCGTTTCACAAGTTCCTATTGGAACATCAAATGCCGGAGTTGTTGGAGAAGCGCATTGCGCAAACCAATATGGCTACGTTCCTTGAAGAAAACCCCGATTTGCTTCCACCGGGGCTAAATGTGGATAGCAAATACACAATCTCTATCAGGAGAAAAACATGAGTGAAGAGCAAGAGATTAATTTACGGTTGGAGGCAATGCGCATAATCGTAGATTTTTATAAAAGAAGTAACGCTAATTTAGATGATTTGATAGGTGCATCTAATGTTGTTTATAAATTTTTAAAAGGAGGTTTACCAAATGAGTGACTTAGCATTATTGAATCAAAATCTACCTGCGCACTTGCGCGAAGTTGAGATAGACGAGACGACCAAAGCCCTTATGGGTGGCGGAGGTGGTACGAAGCGTATTTCCATCGAGGGTGGTGTATGGCGCATGATGGTTAACGGCAAAGAAGTTGCCCGTAATGAAGAGCGGGTGATGAATGTTGTTATCGTTGCCGCCGCACCAAAGGTATCCCGCACATTCTATGCAGGTGTATACAAGAAGGGTGTAGCATCTGCTCCCGATTGTTGGTCTGCTGATGGCGAAGTACCTGATGCAAAAGCAAAAGCACCACAGGCCAAGACCTGTAAAGACTGCCCTCAGAACATCAAGGGTTCCGGTCAGGGTGACAGCCGTGCGTGCCGTTTCTCTCAGCGTCTAGCAGTTGTGCTTGAGAACGATATTAATGGTGACGTATATCAACTTACCCTACCAAGCCAGTCAATCTTTGGCGAGGGTGAGCCGGGGAAATGGCCTTTACAGACATACGCCAAGATGATTGGAAGCAAGGGCGTACCCATCACGTCGGTTGTTACCGAGATGCGCTTTGACACTAACAGTGCCACTCCGAAATTGACTTTCAAGCCAGTACGATTCTTGGAGACCAATGAGTTCAATACCGCTTTGGGTAAGGGTAAAACCGGAGATGCAATCAAGGCAATTACCATGACGGTGGCTCAGGCTGATGGTGTAGACTCAGAAGTTCCCGCTCAGGAAACAGTAAAAGAGGAAGCCCCCCAAGTGAAAGCCGAAGCCGTAGAAGAGCCTACCAAACGTGCAAGCAAGAAGGAAGAAGCCCCTGCACCGAAGAAGGATCTCAACAAGATCCTTGAAGAGTGGGACGACTAACGGGAGGTTGTTATGTCACGTGGATACACCACCAAGTTCATCAAAGCCGTGAATGAAGCAGATCAAACTAAGTTAGGAGTACAACTTGGGCAG